AACAAGCTGAATATAAAAAATATAAAAATTATGTTGTGATGAACTATTTGGGAGTACCAACAAGTCCAAGTAGTATACGCACAAGATTAGAAGCCTGGCGTGAAGAAACTAGATCACGCTACTGGGATTAGGAGAAAATAAAAAATGGCTAAGAATAAAAAAGGTACAGATATTGACAGCAAGATAGACGATCTAGAGGCTGCCAAAGAACAATATATGAGCGAAAACACAGTCATCAGTATTGGTGGCTATAGTTTTACACCTGCTAAATTAATGATCGCAGGTGGTATCGTATCAACAGTGTTAGGTGGACTTTATGGAGCATTTGAATTCTATAAAGACTACATGGATATGAAAACACAGATACAAGAATATGTTGCCCCAGACTTGAGTGGTATACAAGAGCGTATGACTAAACTAGAGCAGAAGATTGACAATGCTGTAGTATTAGTAGACGAAAGCAATGATATCATACGTGATGTACGCACAGACCTAAAGGGTGACATTGATAGTCTACAAGCAGATATTGATGCTGCTGAACGTCGCAACCGTGAACTTGACAAAGAAGTTCGTGGATTTGTGGGCGTGACAGACCGTGACATGAACGCAAGATTGCGTACAATAGAACGTGAGACAGATCAGAAACTAAAAGAACTTGAAAAGAAAGTTGACGATAAGATACAGAAAGCATGGGAAAACCCACTAGCAAAGTAGTACAAACATTGGCTATTCCCATGCAGCCAGTGCGTTATTTGGTGACTAATACTGAGCGTATCATATTAGTCACCTATGACTACAAATTTGCAAAAAAGATAGAAAGTGCTATAAATGCATTAGACGATGCAAAAAATTATTATCTAAAACTTAGATAAATACTGTACAATCGGAGAAATTACATGAAAACCGTAGAACATGACAATATGCGTTTTGAAATCACATCTGAATTAGGTGATAGTTTTTTACTTTGTGACGAATGGGCACGAAGCGAATTATCAGAAGCAGACTACGATGTTTACAGAAGCGCAACTCCTTCAGATGCAAAAACTGCAATTTTTGAAAGATGGGTCACAGAGCAAAAAATAACCTCTTTAAAGGTTTATAGAGACGGTGTATTAGAGCAGGGATAATGCGTTCAAAAGAATTTATTGTTGAGAGAAAATCCAAAGGTAAGAAAAAAAAGTCTAAGGTAAAACTTAGTAAGTATTTTTACCCTGGCTTTGCCTATTACGGAAATAGTGGTGAGGCTGACGCAGGCGGCGCAGACGGTGGCGGCGAGGGCATGTATGAGGGTGAAGTCGTATCTTTACAAGACAAAAAAATAGCAAAAATAGTCAACCAATATCCCATCATTATTGCTACTGGCAGTCGTCACATGGGCATCAATGACGTGGATTTGATTTTTAAGGATCTACGAACAAACAAAATCGTTGCTCATGTTGTTGGTAATAATTACAGACCAACAGTTATAAATGGTAAAAAACGTGGCGGCCCACAATATGAGATTAGAATCAATAGACAAGGACTAAAATCAGAAGGTGGTCCTATCACTTATGTAGCATATGGTAATCCTCAAGTTGCTGATGACGATCATTTACTTTGTACTTTGGCTCCCAGCAAAAAGAAAATTGAAAAAACTCCAGGACCAGGTGGTACTACCAAGCTGCGCCCAGATCAAGCAGATGCAGTAAATTACATGCTGTCAAGTGGAACCTATTATGGTTATGACCTTATACCAGTAAGCAATGAAGATTGGTATACAGTTTTAGAAAAGGAACTTGGCGGCAAATTTATGGACGAAGATTTAGCCGTTGAATTAGGCTATGTGTATAGGAAGTACGACGGTGATCTTGTATTTTTACAAGAGCCACAAACACCCAGTGGTGAAAAAATTGATATACCACAAGATGATTGGGAACGTCAAGACATTGAATCACCTTATGAACCTCGCACACCTAATCTAAAGTATTTCAACCTAGATGATATAAAAGAAGAAAAAATTACATCTAGTAAATCATTAAATGATGAAGTACAAAAATTTGTAGATTGGGCTAGCAAAAAATTAAATTTAAATCACACGCCCAACATTAAGTTAAGTTTTAATACTAAAGAAGCACAGATTGGACATCATACAGGCAGACATACTCCGGGTGATGACCATGTTTGGGTATACGCAAAAAATCGTAATCTTGTAGATATACTGCGCACAGTATTTCATGAACTCGTTCATGTACGTCAGCATGAACTGGGCAAAATAAAACCAGGAGATAGTTATCCCGGTAGCCCAATTGAAGCACAAGCAGATATGCTTGCGGGCAAGTATATCAAGATTTATGGAAAAAAGAATCGTCAAATCTTTCAGTAATGCTAGTCAGCCTTGACAAGAATAAGTGGATGTATGAATGGATACAAGATAGATGGCAAGATGATCTATTAGCCATTATATTAGGTCTAGAAGATGTAGTGCCAAGACCGAATAATATGCGTAAAGGTATCGCTAAATTACTTGAATCAAATGGTTATGTAACTAAACTCACTAGCAAATTTGATATAATTATTTCTATGTCTGAAAAAGAATATATCTTACTTAAACTTAGATACGAATAGTTATTATAACAATTCTTCTACAAATTCTTGTAATAATCTATGATGATGAAACTTGTGCCAGTGATTGACAAGATATGATTTGTCGTACCAACTGCGCATACTTTCTGGATGGCACCCTATAATGCCTACATTCTTTTGTATCACAGCCATATTATCGCCGTTCTTGTATGTAGCGACAACATCACAACGACCGTTACCGATGATAGCGCAACCATCATAAAAATACATCCTATATTTTGATTCGCCCCAAGTTATGTTTGCTGTTGTCGGATGCGATCTACGTATTTCTGTTCGTGGACGTTTTATATATTGAACAGCATCAAGGTTGCGTAGTATGTTGAAGTAGTTAGGTCCTGCCCAATATGCTCCCATACATATACCAAGATATTTCTTACCTTTATCTAATTGTTCTTTGATCGTATCAATATGTGGGCGTATGATAGTTTCAAACTTTGTTGCTTCACCTACACCGCCCGGAAACACATACATCTTTGCTTTGATAAAGCGTGGATGATTTAGATCGTTTATAGTAAATGGAAAAATTTCATAATTCTGTGATAATGCTTCATGTATCCCGGATACGCTATCTAGGGCGCATGTTGGGTGATGTAAGAATACCGCGATTGGGATTTTTTTATGCATCGCCCTTATTTATTTTGGGCAGGTATCCGTTTTATAATTTTTTCTAGGTTGCCCAATTTGTTTGCCCTTTTTTCGTAAAATTGATATTATATCACATTATGAACACAATTTCACACAGTTGTTTTAAGGTTGCTACTAATCCTGTTATTCAACGGGAAGCAGAAGTATGGATATATGTAGGGGAAGAAGAACAATATAATGATGAATATTGTGTTTATGGACAAACTATTTTAACTAATGGCTCGGCTGATTATTTTGATGCCCAAACACAAATTTTATCAGGGCGCTTTAGGTCAGGCATGGGTAAGTATGCTAAAATTAAATTAGATACTGGCCGTGTGAAACTAGTAAAAGTTATAAATGTAACTGAATGGGCGAAGAAATATGGATTTTATGGTAATCCAAACTATAAAATTGACCAAGAGTTAATAAAGAGAATCACGCATGAGGACGAAAGAGAGGGTACAGCAGAATCGGTAAGTTTTGGTGCCAAAGAATTAATAAGGAGAATTGAAGAATTTCTTGTTAATGATATCGGGCATGATCCTAGTTCTTATCTTCCTGATACTATTGTTGCTGAAAAAGTTGAGCCAAGATGTCCGCTTCATATCAAAGATTTAGAAGATTTTCATAATGATTATAATAAATTTATTCAATTAATGGGCGTGCCTGCGGATCCAGCAACGTTTGTTGCTTGGCAAGTTCATATGGATCAATTATGGGCGTGTGGTGCAGGTAAGAGTACCACACCGATCTTGGTCTATGACAACACTATTGAACCACACTGGAATTTTGAAAAAGGAAACCCAATCAATCTAGTCACCTGTGATAACATTAAGAATTTATGTAATAATTTATTTACAATTGCCGGTCATTTATTGGCAACAGGAAAAAAGGCTAAATGTGTAGTATTCGCAGGAATGTCCGACGATCCTACGACCTTGAATTATATTCAAGCATTAGGTATTGATGTTTGTAAAAATAAGAGGGAGTTTAGTAAATACATTGACAAATATTCTGATACCCATACTATTTGGATTTTTACTACTTACCATAGTTATTATTATAAAACCTATGATGATAATTTTAAAACTAAATTAGAAAGTTCATATTGCCTTACCAAAACTTTACGCCAATTGGGCAAAGAAATATTCTTTGCCTATATTGATGAGTGGCATAGAACAATTCAGCCACCATCACTAACTGGCTACATGCCTTGGGCTGCTATACATGATGATAATATCCTAAAAATTTACAATAGATTTAAGTGTTCTGCTAGCCAAAGAGACATTGAAGCAAAGACGCAGGGCGCAGATGGATTTTATGTACATGATCCATTGCTTGCTGATAGGCACAAGCAATATTTTCATATGGATAAGTATAACGATGTAAGATTTAATCGCCTCACTGAAGAAGAATCAGCGAGACGTGGCTATACAAGATATTATAAAATTTTAGATTTCAATTATCCTGCAAGTTTGCTGGATGCCTTTACTGGAAACGAAGATATTAAGGTAGTATTTGATAAAGGTAAAGAGCCTTTAATTAGGGTTAAGGATGCCGGTGGAAATAATATTGATGCACCATTCAGATATTATACCAGTGCTGTCAGTCAATTATTCGCTAGAACATTAGGGAAACCCATATCTCATACTTTGGCAGTAGCAAACACATTAGATAATGCTAATTTGTTTTGTGACTTTTTCAAGGCAGTGAGACCAACAATACTGAATGATTTTATAAGTCAGGGATTATTGAAGGATGTAAATGATCCTTTTTATCAGCGTTTGTTGAATATCTACATTGATGTTATGGATAAGAGGGTAGAAGCAAATACAATCAAAATTTTCAATCGTATTGATGAAATTCCAGTAAACCATAGCGACTCTATTATTCTACATTGTCAAGTAGCCACCACCGGGTATAATCCTGGTAAAACATTGTCAAAAGAATTACAGAGAGAACACTTCGGTTTTATCAATAGCGTTACATTTGTTGATAGAGTAGAAGCGGCGGACCGTATTCAGCAAAACGCAGGTCGTGCTGCTAGAAATCCAAAATCTCAACCTGATTGCTATTTAATTCTCAATCATATTACTGTTAGAGACGAGGAAACCGGTAATAAGTATAACCGAAGATTTGGGTATTTGCGCTACATCTGTGAAAAATTAGAAATTGGTACCGGTGGCATTGGGCAAAACATTGAATTTTATGATTGTACTAATTTAGGTGGCGGTAATGGAGGCACAAGAAAAGGAAAAAGTCCTGCACCTCTTTTTGAACTAGGAACTACTAGTGGTCTTAATTTTAAGTGGCTAACTTACCTTGAACATGGCGAATATCATCCATTATTTGAAGTTGTAGATAAAATTGGTTCTCGCTATATTGAACTTGATCGCTGCTTACATGGTTATTTAAGTATTAGAAAAATAGAACAAAAAATTAATAATACCATTAAGAATGAGTTTCCTGACTACTTTAAATTTTATGGCGACCGCGACATTTATTTGTATACTATTAAAAATGGCAGTAATCCTTTCTTATCTGATAAAGTAGGCGGTATGCTGTCCCAATATACATTTGTTGAGAGAGAAAAACTAAAAACACAATACCTTGATAACCTTGTTTTATCTTGGATTGAATTGGATAAAAAATATTATAGTTACTTGTTCAAAAAGGATCATCCTAGCGCAAGAAAATTATTGATTAAAAAGTATCCTGAATACATGAAAAATTGTAACAAAAATACTTTTAATGATATTATTAAAGGTAAGCACCCACATCTTTCAGAAAGTTGTAAGAATACTATTGTTACTTACCGTAATAGTAGAGAACAACTTAAAGAAAGCACGTTGGCTGAATTTACAAATATAATTGATAACAGTTTTAGCCGTCAAATTGATAGTGATCCTAGATTTTGTGAATACTTGACAAAATTTGATCCTAAAATATTTTCAGGACAAAGACAGATCGTAAATGTTGTTCCTAATATTATTAGAAAATGGCGTAGTAATAAAAAATATTTTGTTCAACAAAAACTTAAAGTATATAACTGGATTATTGACAATTTGCCTAACATCAAGGATAGTAAAGAACTACGCATAAAAATACTTGAAGCATTACCTTCTTTGAATATTTCAAACTACGGTTGGGGTAATACAACAATTAGCAATTTTACGCAAGTTCGTTTTAAAGGAATATTGCCTAAAGATGTTGAAAAGAAGTTGAAACAAGATTTGAATTCACTCGCTGTACAGGGTAGGGTAAAAGGTTACATTGATTCGCAAGATAAAAAAATTACTTGCCCCCATTGCAACGAAAAAGTGACTAATGTTTGGTTTGGTAGAGAACATAAAAATGGTAAGTGTCTATAAAGGTTCCCACAACCAGTAATAATCGTATTATCCACAGAGTTTTTACTGACCTACCTACACTAACTATCTACGAAACAAACAAAGGTGAAACATGAATGTAACAGATTTCGTAGCAAAAAAATTTCAGATGTTGAATAGATTAGAAGTCATGTCGCAAGGCATGAAGATAGAAAAAAAAGTAAAGAAAGATATAGATATTGAAAAACAGGTATTACAACAATTTTTAATTATGTGCGCAACGTTGATACGCAACAAATATGGAATATCAGAAGAAGTAGGCGCAGAAATTTTTGAGATGTATGATTGTAAATTAGTCATTGAAAAAAAGTCAAATGAAATTATTTTAGGAGGCAATGTATGATGATTGACGAGCGCACACTTTTGATACACAAACTAAAGGACACGGCTGTAGATTATCTTACCGAAAAAATGCGCGAAGATATAGGTAAGATCAGCGATCAATACCAAAAAGAAATTAATGATAAAATTATTGAGTGGGTAAAAGCAAGTCACCCGTATTTTTCTACAACCGAATTTAGAAAAGCATTTAAAGAATTATGTCAAACTAATCAAATGATTTATTTTAGTTTTATACTAAGCAATGCCAATGATAAAGTTGACGCAATTGATGAATGGTATGATTTAGGCGACAACAAATTAATGCCGAATAGATATTATATGTCTCATTCAGCAGGTTCAGGAAAAGCATACACAATAATCCCAAAACATTCAGGACCTAATTCGGGAGTTTCTACCAATCTTCATCAATCCTATAATTTAAAGGATCTTTTAAAAAGGCTTAAAGTGGGTAAGGATAAGAGAAAAGTGAAAAGGCTTTCCAGAAGAAAGAAAGTAAAGGGCGGTAAGGTATTTGACCTTTGATATTAATAATGTATAATAACTATTCACATAGGAGATTTTATGTCTACAAGAACTTTCAATAACGAAGCAAAACTCAAGTTGACACAGTTGATCAACGAGGGCCTCGCTGTAATGCATGAAGTTGAAACACTCAACGGCGGATTGAACGACACTATCAAGGCTGTCGCAGAAGAACTTGAAATCAAGCCAAGCGTACTCAAGAAGGCCATCAAGGTCGCACACAAATCACGTTTGGGCGAAACTAACAAAGAAAATGAAGAACTCAATACTATTTTGGAGACAGTTGGTAAGACTCTCTAATGAGTTACGTTGACGCCGTACACGATAGGGATAAAGATAGGATATTCATTGTAGAGCGCCAGCCTGACGGCAAGCGTACATACAATGAATTTCCTGCCAACTATACTTTCTATTATACTGACCCTAAAGGTAAGTACCGCAGTATTTATGGCGAGCCTGTCAGTCGTTTTAGCACACGCAAACGCAGTGAGTTTGAAAAAGAAAAACGCATACATAGTAATAAGAAACTGTATGAATCGGATATAAATCCTATATTCCGCTGCTTGAGTGAAAACTACTTAGGCTGTGAGCCTCCAAAACTCCATACAGTATTCTTTGACATTGAGGTAGATTTTGATCCTGAAAAGGGTTTTAGTCCCACTAGCGACCCTTTCAATCCGGTCACAGCTATCTCAATGTACTTGGACTGGCAAGATACACTTGTCACACTTGCTATCCCTCCCAAGCACATGAGCGATGAGACTGCTCAAGAGTTGGTGAGTGATTTCCCAAACACAATCTTGTTTAGATCAGAGATAGAAATGTTTGAGACATTCTTTGAACTAATCAAAGATGCTGATATCTTGACTGGCTGGAACTCAGAAGGTTACGATATACCCTACATGGTCAATCGCGTGACCCGTGTTATGAGTAAAGACGATACACGCAAGTTTTGTTTGCTCGGTCAAACTCCAAAGCCAAGAGAGTATGAACGTTATGGTAAAACTGAAACGACATATGATCTTGTTGGTCGCGTACACATGGACTATCTACAGTTGTATAAGAAGTACAACTATGAGAGTCGCCATAGTTATTCGCTCGACGCAATTGGCGAGATGGAAGTTGGTGAGCGTAAAACACAATATGAAGGTACACTTGATCAGTTATACAACAAAGATTTCAAGACCTTCGTACAGTATAATCGTCAAGATACAATGTTGCTTGTCAAGATTCACAACAAACTAAAGTTCCTTGATCTTGCTAATGCGCTAGCGCATGAGAATACTGTATTGCTCCCAACTGTCATGGGTTCTGTGGCTATGATTGAAATGGCTGTAATGAACGAAGCACATGAGCGCGGCATGATGGTTCCTGATAAGAAAAAGAATAGTAGTGATGGCGACATGGCAGCAGCAGGTGCTTATGTTGCTGTGCCAAAGAAAGGCATACATGAATGGGTAGGTGCAGTTGACATCAACAGTCTGTATCCTAGTGCTATACGCACACTCAACATGGCACCAGAAACGATTGTTGGGCAGTTGCGTCAGACATTGACCGAACAATATCTCAAAGACAAGGCACGTAAACTTGCTAGCGAGAAGGCACGTTACGACGAAGATGACGAACTTGAGATGAGTTCGCTATTATGGGAAGGTCAGTTCGGTAGCCTTGAATATGAAGCCGTGATGAATCAAGAACGTGGCACTATGCTTACTCTTGACTTTGAAAGTGGCGATAGTATAGAGATGAGTGCTGCCGAAGTATGGAAACTAATCTTTGATAGCAACAAGCCATATATCTTATCAGCGAACGGCACAATCTTTAGGTCAGATAGTGAGGGCGTAATTCCCGGTCTATTGACTAAATGGTATAGTGATCGTAAAACTATGCAGAAGAAACTCAAGGAGTCTACCACGAAGGAAGATATTGAGTATTGGGATAAGCGTCAGTTGGTGCGTAAGATTCTACTCAACTCCGCGTACGGTGCGTTGTTGAACGAACATTGCCGTTTCTATGACAAGCGTATTGGTCAGTCGGTCACACTAAGTGGTCGTCAGATCGTCAAGCATATGAGCGCACAGATCAATGAGATCATCACTGGCAAGTATGATTATTATGGTGATGCTATCGTATATGGCGATACTGATAGTTGTTATTTCAGTGCTTGGCCCACGCTCAAAAAACAGGATGTAGATTGGAGCAAGGAACTCTGTGTCCAACTCTATGACAATATCGCAGATCAAGCAAACGAGACGTTCCCAAGTTTCTGTGAACGTGCTTTCCATGTTCCACGCAAGATGTGTGTGATCAAGGCTGGTCGTGAATTGATCGGTGATCGTAGTTTGTTCATTACAAAGAAGCGTTATGCTATCAACATCTTTGACAAAGAAGGTAAGCGATTAGATAAAGATGGCAAGCAAGGCAAAATCAAGGCTATGGGTCTTGACTTGAAACGTGCTGACACGCCCAAGTATGTCCAAGACTTTTTGTTTGAAGTATTAGAGATGGTGCTTGCTGGTAAGACTAGAGAAGATGTCATTGAGCGCATCAAGGAGTTCAAGGTAGAACTTGGCAAGCAAGATAGCTGGACAAAGGGCAGTCCAAAGGGTGTAAACAAACTTACATTCTATGGTGATTTAGAAACTAATAGCAAGACTGGCAAAGCAAACATGCCCGGTCACGTAAGAGCAGCACTAAACTGGAACTACTTGCGTAGAGTCAACAGTGACAATTATAGCATGAAGATACTTGATGGCATGAAAGTTATCGTATGTAAACTCAAACCAAACCCACTAGGCTTTACAAGCGTAGCATATCCAGTCGATGAATTGCGATTACCTAAATGGTTTCAAGAGTTGCCTTTTGATGACCAAGCAATGGAAGCGACACTAGTAGATAAGAAAGTTGAGAACTTGCTTGGTGTGTTGAAATGGGATCTAAAAGCCAACACAGATACTAATAGCACGTTTGATAATTTGTTTAGTTTTAGTTAATATGCAGCAACTAGAAAGACAACTGTTAGGTTCATCAAATCAACTAATATTGTATAAGCCCGACAATATTTTTTATTTTATCCCTATTACAAAAAATGCATCATCATTTACATATGATTGTTTTTCTCAAATAGGCTGGCGATATTATAAGTTAGACAGTTTAGATGAAGTTATTGGAAAAATTCCTATTGTTATTTTGCGAGATCCAGTTGATCGTTGGTGCTCTGGATTTGCCCAGGACTATTCCTCAAACCAATTACTTATTGATCTACAAAATACTAGTATTGTTGATAATTTATTTGAACAAGGATTTTATGGTTCACATACCCATACACAATATTGGTTTTTGAACAAATTTAACTTGTCAAACGCTATTTTTATAAAATTTACTGAAAATTATTTAGATTTGGTTAATATTTTTAAAGACAATATTAAGGATACTAATTTTATTAAGCAAGAAAAAACAATCGGAACAAGTGTGAAGTCTCATCAGATTGAAATTAAACTTAAACAGCGTTATGAATTAAATCAAAACAATCAAAATAATTTAAGAAGATATTTATGGCACGATATTGAACTTTTTAATAAGGCAAATTTTATTGATGAGACCAAAACTTTACAAAATTATAAACTATGGGACAGTTACAAAAGGGAATAACAAAGTTGACATTCGTAAAAAATTCCACTATTATACAACATAGGCTTTCCTAAATATTTACAAGAGGCAAAACATGAAAGACAATTTACAAGACTTGATTCAGTATGTACATGGACTAGGCGTCATTGAACTCATCAAAGTCAATGGCACAGATAAGGCAACTGTTGTCTCAGCAATCGCTGAAGATAAGAGTGTAGTCGTTGAGGGCACATTCAAGAATCCTTCAGCAGATTTCATTGGCACATTTGGTATGCCAAATCTAGGCAAACTCAAGACTATCTTGGGCTTTGATGACTATGATGAACATGCAAAGATTAATGTTACACATAATAAAGATGATGTTCCAACTAGCATTCACTTTGAGACTAAGGTTGGAGATTTCGTCAACGATTATCGTTTGATGGCAAAGGCTGTTGTTGAAGAAAAAGTAAAAAATGTAACATTCAAGGGTGCTGCTTGGAACGTAGAGTTTGAACCCACTGTTGCTGGTATCATGCGATTGAAGAAGCAGGCTAGTGCTAACAGCGAAGAAAACAACTTTACTACAAAGACTGACAAGGGCGATCTAAAGATTTACTTTGGTGACGCAAGCACCCACAGTGGTAACTTTGTATTTCAACCAGATGTTGGTGGAACATTGAGCCGCGCATGGCAATGGCCCGTCAAGGTATTCTTGGCAATCATGGACTTGCCGGGTAACAAGACTGTACGCATCAGCGATGCAGGTGCTACTGAGATCACTGTTGATAGTGGTCTAGCGACTTATCGTTATCTATTACCCGCACAGAGCAAGTGATAAAGATAGAGCAAACAAGTTATCCGTTAGTATGGCAGGTAGATCGTGAATACACATTACCTGCCCAAAGCGGACAAGTTCGCTGGAACGGCTTTAGCAAATGCTTTGAAGTTTGTGATAACAATAACGACGGAAAATGGTATAAAATAAACAATACTATTGAGTTGCGTAGCGACCCACAAATAGGCGAAGTATTAGAGTGGGCTAAAAAGCGCATGGAATATGAAAAGAAAGTTGAAAAACTTGCTGAAAAATATCCTGCTGTGAAAGATGCAAAAGAAAAACTTGATATTATTATGAAATTAGTGCAAGATGAAACAAATTAATTTAAGCAACCAACAAAATCTAGACTGGGCATTATTCTTGCCAGCAGTCAGTTCATTCTTTATTAGCGGATTAGGCAAGCAGCGTGAGGGTGAGAATTACTTTCCTGCTGAACGCATACCTGCAGGATTTAATGGTGATGTTGAATGCTTAAACTTTTTGAATAGTCAGAAAGGTCTATACACATATAAGTGGGGTCTTTACTCAGCAGGTCACGCTAATCTTGACACTACTGTTAACGATCATGCCGAAAGTATTATTCGTAAGCGTGAGAGTGGGACTTTCATGCTTGGCGATAGTGGCGGATTCCAGATTCTAAAGTGTCAGTGGCCAGCAGACTGGAAAGATCCTAACTGCCCACGCGCACTAGAAAAGCGCAAGGCCGTTTTGAAATGGATGGACACATACATGGATTATGGTATGTGTTTAGATATTCCGTCACAGAGTTTGACAACATATCATATCAAGGATAAGAAAACGGGCAAAAGTGCGCATGGTATCAGCACGATTGAAGAAGCAATTGTAGCCACACATATCAATAACGAATACTTTATCAAGAACCGTAATGGTAATTGTAAGTTTCTAAATGTTATGCAGGGTCGTAATCACAAGCAAAGTGATGACTGGTATGCAGAGATGAAGAAGTATTGTGACCCAAATATCTATCCAGATAATCATTTCAATGGTTGGGCATTTGGTGGTCAGAACAAGATTGATATTCATTTGATGCTAAAGCGCCTTGTACATATCATCCATGATGGCCTTCTTATTCCTGGTAAGCACGATTTGTTGCACTGTTTGGGTACAAGTATTATGGAATATGCTGTACTGTTTACCGATATCCAAAAAGCAGTACGCAAATATCATAACCCAAACTTTATGATTACATTTGACTGTGCTAGCCCGTTTTACGGCGCAGCAAAGGGTCTTGCTTATTTCAATACTAACATTGAGCATAATAAAAAGTGGTCATATAGTATGGAAAAGACTGCTGAAAGCAAAGACTATGCTAACGACAATCGCAAGTTTAGCGATGCTGTATTAGCAGAAGGCATACACGATGTGTTTATGGATAGTCCTGTAACTGACCGTATGATGTTGAAGGACCTGTGCTATCGTGGTAAAGGCTTCATAAATAATCAAGGTAAAGAAACAAAAACAAGTTGGGATACTTTGAGTTACACTCTAATTCAAGCACATAACGTATATCAACATATTACTGCTGTGCAAGAAGCCAATCGTCAGTATGAGCAAGGCGTTATTCCTAAGATGATCATGAATGAGAATTTTGGTATTTACTTTGGTAAGGTTGTTGACGAAGTATTCAGTAAAAAGACTAGAGAAGAAAGTTTAGCAGTAATTGAATATTATAATAAGTTTTGGTTACAAATGCAGAGTGGTAGTCAGGGCATCAGCGGCAAGCGTACTGTCAATGCCATGACGATGTTTGATGAATTGTTTAGTGTTGATAAAGTTGAAGAAGAAGTAGAGGAAGTAATAGAAGATAGTGACGATGAAATGGGCAAAGTTTTAGATGATTAAAATTGTAGAAAACCCTCCTTTAGTAGAAAATTACAAAGAATTTATTCTTGTAAAAGAAAAATTTTTAGATCATAGTATTTGTGATCAACTTATAAATGAACATCAAACAAAAGTATCGGCAGGTTCTTCTATAAATTATCGCGGGACTTTCAACAAATATAATTTAGATAAAAACCACTACATCCATAATTATTTTATAAATTTATGGGATGAAGTAACAGCATATTTTGGCACAAAAATAGATTTTATAGAACCATATAATATTAAAAAGTATCAATTTGGAAATTTTTATGACTATCATGTGGACAATTTTTCCAGTATACTTGATCGTAAATTAACTTTTGTTGTACAATTGTCAGACAGTAAAGATTATA